CTAGGGTCCAGACTCATTGAGTTTCAAAGCCAGAATAGGATCGTTGCTGCGAGAGCTATTGCGGAGAGGAAGGTCTCGGGGCATCGGTCGTATCGTGTGGCGACGCGTCGCCAGTCCTTGAGGCGGCCGAACATGATCTCGATCCGGTTGCGCCGTTTGTACCGCCGCTTGTCATATTTCACTGCTTTCTTGCGGGACTTTCGACCGGGGATGCAAACCTTTATCCCCTTGTCTTTCAAGGCTTCTCGCAGCCAGTCGGCATCGTATCCACGATCCCCCAAGAGCCAATCCGCCTTCGGCAGACCGCTCAGCAGCGCCGCCGCGCCGGTGTAATCGCTCACCTGTCCAGCCGACATGAAGAACCGGATCGGGCGCCCCTTCGCATCAGTGACGGCATGTAACTTCGTGTTCATGCCGCCTTTCGTGCGCCCGATCTGGCGAGCACGCCCCCCTTTTTTACCCGCAGGCTCGAGGCCGTGCGGTGCGCTTTCAGATAGGTCGCGTCGATCATGATGGTCTTGTGTTCGGCCCCTTCAGCGGCCAGGCCCGCCATGATCCGGGCGAAGACGCCCTTTTCACTCCAGCGTTTCCAGCGGTTGTAGAGTGTTTTGGCCGGACCATACTCCGCAGGCGCATCGCACCACCGCAAACCATTGCGATTAATGAATATTATGCCACTCAGAACCCTTCGATCATCAACCCGGGGCTTGCCATGGCTCTTGGGAAAAAACGGTTTCAGGCGCTCAATTTGCGCCTCGGTCAGCCAGTAAAGATTGCTCATAGATCAGGTCTCCTTGCGGAGCCTGAATCACGACAGCGGACTGAAATCAATGGGTCTGGAGCCTATCTGGAGCCTAGCGCGTCTTTCAGCGTGGTTGAGACCCGCCACATTAAGGTCGGCGACTCGGTTTTCCCCTGGGAAGAACATTCCAATTGGAAGTGCATACCCTTCGGTGAGGGCAATTACTGCTAACCCGCCCCCACCGGATGTTTGCCGCCCGACCAAATAGCATGCAGTCCCATCGGCAGCAGTAAGCGTCACGGACGGCCAAGCGCTCTGCGCTAGAGCTGGCACAGGAGCACTTATATGGCCATTTTTCATCAGTGATACATCTCGCCGCCGCCAGTCCTCAGCCGCATGGACGATCCCATTTGAAATTACGAAGTGCATCGCACTTTCGATCCACTGCACTATTTGCGGATTTGTCCCGCGTCGCTTGATCGCGACATAGGTTGTCAGAAGGTGCTCGTGCATTTCTGTCCTCCATCGCGCCCGGCCTGCCAAGCCAGGAGCGCGTCCGGGTCCACCAATGCGGACACCGGGCGCGATGAAGCTCCCTCGTTCCGCGCTCATCCCCCTTGGCACGGGGAATTTCTTGCCTGGTCAAATGTCGGCGGACTTTTCCGCCTCGGTCAGCCCGGCGTCGTCGGCCTCGGATTGCAGCGCTGTCGACCTGCCCTCGCGGTGTGCCCGCCAGGTCTCGGTCAGCAGCGCACGCACCGCCTTGAACTCGACTCCCAGCTTGTCGGCCACCTTCCGGGCCGCATCGCGCAGCACGGTTTCGACCTCGGCCACCTCCTGCGACAGCAGACGCGCCATCTGCCGCTCCGCCTCTTCGGCGAGGATGTAATGGCCCTCGGCCAGCTCGTTGTCGCGCCGTATGCGGCGCAGGTTTTCCTCGGCCGTGGCGATCTTCGCCAGCTCGAGCCGGTCCGGATCGCCCCTGTCCAGCAGGCCGTCACGCCGCTGATCCGGCTGGGTCGCCGCTGACGGCGTCGACTGCCCGGCGTCGGCCTTCACCTGGCGGATCGCCCGGCGGGTCTCTGCCCCGTTTCCGAGCATCTGCCCCTTGTCGAGCACCCTCCCCAGCGCGGCCGCGCATTTCTCCAGGTCGAAGCGCCTCGACCGGCCATCGCCCTGGTAACATCCCGTCAGCTTGCCCTCGCTGACCCACTGGCTCACCCTGCCCTTGCTCACCGTCAGACGCTGGGCAAGTTCGGTCGTGGTCAGCTGGTTCATGGCTCCTGTTCCGGTGCCCGCCGCGCAGGGGGCCGCTGTTTACCCGGCCACCCCCTGTTTAGGGGGCCGGGTTTAGGCTCTGGTTTACGTTTAGCGGCGCAAAACTCATGCGCTTAGCGCCCCCGTATACGGGCGGGGCCGGGAAGGACCCGAAGGGGGTGGGGTGCCGCCTCGCCGCTGCAGCATCCCGTTCTGGTCGCGCCTGTCGGCGAGCGCGCCGGGTATCCGATGGAGCGGGCGACGGGGATCGAACCCATGCGCTGCGGCGTGGAAAGCCGAGCCGCACCCAGTGCCCGCCCGCCGGAAACGACAACGCCCGCCCGGGTGTCCCCGGCGGGCGCATCTGTGGATGATGGCAAGGACTGTGCCCGAGCCGGACTTAAGCGTCAAGCGCTATCTTGCGCCGTAGCCGATCATGCGGTCCAGCGCTTGTGCCAGCGCCACCCGCAGCGCGGCGCGCAGATCGCCCTTGACCGCCCAGCCATGCGCCCTCAGCACCTGGCCAAGGCTCTTGTCCCTGAGACAGACTGCATCCACCAGCGCCCGGTCGGTGATGATGCCGCGCGCATGACTGCCCCGCCTGCCCGGACGGATGCGGCGCACCGAGATCGCGGCGCCAGCTCCGATGCGCCGCTGCAGCGCCGCCAGCCGCAGACCCTCATCGACATAGGCGTCGATGAACTCGCCGCCCGACCCACCGCCGCCGCGCCCCGCCTCCAGGCTGGCGCAGCGCATGCCGCCAGCCGCATGGCGTTCGGTCAGGTCGCGGTAGTCACGGGCGACCTGCACCTGGGCTGGCGAGAACGGGGCGACGAAGGGCACGGCCGCGCCGGCCTGGTCGTGGGCGATCCGCGCATCGCGCTCCATGCGGTCGAACACATCTGCCCGCCGGATCGCCGCCCTGAACCTGCCCTCGCCGGGCGCGCGGTAACCGGCGGGCACCGCGGTGCCCGCCGAGCCTGGCACGATGGTCATGGGGCGGAACACCTGGAACGCGCCCCGCGCGGGCGCTTCCGGGATGTCCGGGCCACAGACATCTGGCACAGCGCCGCGCGACACGACCTCGGCGATCCGCGCCGCCTCGGCGGCCATCTTGGCCGCCATCCGGGCATTGTGGTCAGCCACCAACCGTTCCGATCCGACCTTGTCAAATCCATTTGACCCAACACCATTCAACATCTTGTGCCTGTCGGTCATTTCCATGCCACCTGTTGTTTCACTGCCTTTTTCTCTTGGGCTTGATGGGCTTGAGACTGTCTTCGTTGGGCTTGAGAATTGAAGAAAAGGAAGAAGGAAGAAGCAGATCAAGGGCTTGAAAACATGAGAAAACCAAAACGCAGTTGGGCTTGACGGGCCGGACGGGCTTGAAATTCCGGCCTACGCATAAGAGCGACCTTCACCTTCCCCAGGCGCTGTCTCTCGCGCGCGCATATGCGGGGTCTGCATTTTCAGGCCCGTCAAGCCCGTCAAGCCCAAATCGGCATCTAACCGCATGATCTGAAACACTTTCCCCCGAACCCCCTTCACCACATCTCCGACCCAACAGGGCCTGCTTCAAGCCCACCCGGCCCATGTCCGGCCCATGATCCGGCCGCGCGGAATGCGGGCGTGGCGGGCCGGACATGCCCCTTCATCATCGAAGACGACGGCCGGGGGGTGCGGGGGCGTCATGTCGCCACCTCCGCGAACCTTTCCGTCTGGTTGCCCAACACGGTCCAGCCACGGCGGGGCTGGCGCGAGAACAGTTCGGCGCGGCGCGCGGCGGGCATCAGATCCTCGGCCGCGGCGAAGGCCTCATCAGGTTTGCGCGAATGCTCGCGCAGCGGCCCCTCGATCACCGAGCGCACCGAACGGCTGACCTTTGGCGCACCGCGCGTACCGATCAGGAACGGCTCTCCGGCGCAGCGCAGCAGGTAGCCTGTGCCAAAGGCGATCTTGCCATGGCGGGTCCGCTTGACCCAGTGCCCGGCAGTCTTGAACCTGAACCCCCATGCGTCGAGGACGCCGAAGGCCTCAGGCAGCATGGGGTTCGTCGCCCAAAGCCACAGCAGGCAGTCGGTGGCCGCGATGCCTGCTACCGGCAACGCCATGATCTCGGGCAACGGCATCGTTGCATATTGCCCGCCAGCGCCCTTCGGCGTGATGCCACGGCCTGACCTGGTCGCGAACCGCCAGGGCGGGTCGGCCATGATCAGGTCGAAGGGTCCGGCAGGCAGCGTCATGCCGCGCCCCGCAGACGGTGCCAGCGCTGGCGGACAAAGGTCATCGGCTTGCCGAATGCGGCGGCCAGCTCGGCCAGCTCGGCATGGCTGCCCTTGCTGCGCGCCAGGGCGGCGTCGCGCGCGGGCGTCCAGAACGGATGCTGTATCGGGTTCGGCGCCGGGTTCGGCGGCGGGGCGACGGGCGCCGGGATCTCTGGCGGGGCTTCACGTTCCACGGCTTCCGCCGTGGGCGCGCGCAATTCCTTGGCCGCCCTGCTGACGGCCTGCCGCGTCACCCCGAAGACCCGGGCGATCTGGACGTTGCTCATGCCGTCGGCCAGCATCGTGTCCAGGCGCGCGCGGTCGATCACGATGGTTCCGCCATGCGGGCGGCCACCGAGCCCGGCGCGGGCGGCGCGGCTGCGAACCGTCGCCACGCCGCAGCCCAGCTCGGCCGCGATCTCTGCGGTGGGGGCGCCGGCACGCCACATCTCGGCCAGACGACCCATGTCGACGATCAGATGTCCCATTGTTCACCCCCGCCGCCCTGGGCGCCGGCGCTGCCACCACCCGGGCGCGCCGCCGGGCGCCGGTCGAACCGGTCGCGGAACACGTCGGTCAGGCGGATGCCGCGATAGCCCGTGACCCCGGACTTTCCGCCAACGAAGGTGCGGCCAGAGGCCGGGTGCTTCCACTTGCCGGCCTTCTCCTTCATCCGGTTCGAGACCGTGCGCTCGCCACATACGCCCTCGCCGCGTTCGTACTGCCAGAACCGGAACGCCTCGATCAGGTCGCGGGCGGTGATGAAACTGTCGGACCCGTCGACCACGGTGGCCTCGGTCAGCATCGCACCGGTCGGATCGGATTCGTCGCGGTATTCCTGTGTCGCGGCCAGGACGGTGTCCGGTTCCTGCAGCCCGCCCTCCAGGTAGGCCACCAGACCCTCGACCATCCAGTTCAGGATCCCCGCGCGTTCTTCGAACAGCTTCTGGCCCAGCAGGGGGTCGCGCTCGCCCTTCGGGATCTGCACGTCGAACGGCACCAGCAGCACGCGGCGCCAGATGCCGTCGTCGGTGCCGCGGATGTCGGGCTTGTGGTTGCCCGAGATCGTCAGCTTAAACAGCGGCAGGAACTCGAAAAAATCGGCATTGAGGCCGCGGGCCAGCATGGGCTCGCCGCCCGTCAGTTCCTTGATCTTGGCTTCCTGCAGCCGCTCGCCTTCCTCGGGCTCCGACGCGCGCACGAAGCGCGCGCCGACCAGCGGAATCAGGTCCGGCGTGGCATCGCCGCCAGACCGGCGGTTCTTGCCGATCAGGCTTTCGATCTTGGCCGTCGCGGCATAGTCGGAAAGGATCCGCGCCATCAGGTCGACCAGCACCGATTTGCCGTTCGCGCCGGCGCCGTAGAAGAACACCAGCTTCTGTTCGGACGTCAGCGCGGTCATCGAATAGCCGAACCAGCGCTGCAGGAAGGCCCGCATCTCGACGGCGGGCATGATCCGCGCCAGGTAGGCCTCGAACAGCGGGCAGCGGGCGTCGGGATCGTAGACCGTGGCGACCGACTTCGACAGGAGCTGGCCGCGATCGTGCGGCACCAACTCGACCGAGGCCATGCGCCCCATGCCCTCGGCCGGGTCGCTGAAGACCGAAAACCGCAGCACGCCCGACTCGGTGTTGACGTCGAGGGCGCCCGCGTCCAGCTCATCGAGCTGGCGCGACAGCCCGACGCCGCCCTCGGTGACAAGCGCGTTAATCCTGGTCGTGTTTCCCGAGGTGCGGGCAAAGCTGCGGTGCGCCTTCCTGACGTCGCCCAGCTTCTTCCGCAGATCGCCGATGGCGCGCATCTTCACGTCGATGGCGTCGATGCGGGCCTGCGCCTCAGGTGTGACCTTGCCGTCGTCGCCGCGCGTCTCCGACAGGCCCTTGCGTTCGTCCGCCAGCGCGCGTTCCTCGGCCAGCAGCGCCATCTGACGGTCGCTCAGAACGATATAGGGGATTTCCCGCTCGATCAGCCCGCCGATGGCCTGCGCCTTGCGCCGCACGGCGATCTCATCGGGGTCCTTCTGCCAGAGACGGCCGTTCCATGCGTACCAGCCGACCCGGGGCACCCAGATCACGTCATCCCCGAAATACAGGATGAAGCGCTGGCCGTTGCCGTAATCGTTCAGCGGATAGGCTGCGGCCCGGCGGATCGTCTCGGGGTCGGGACCGTCGGCCGCCGGACCATCGGGGCCGGCATCGCCATCCATGGCCGGCGCGTCGATGTCCTGGCCGGACCCGGCGTCATCATCCTCGGGCAGGTCCATGCCATCGGGCAGGTCCACATCCTCAGCCTGCCCCATCAGGGCGCGGACGGTTTCAAGATCGGCGGTCATTCCCCCATCCCCAGCAGCACGTCGTTCATGTCCCTCCCTTCGGGCACGCGCACGATCTGGGCGCGCAGCCCCCGGCGACTGGCCATTGCGCGCCGGCACCCGGCCAGCAGCTTTGCCCGCGTCAGCCGCGGTTCGCTGTCGCCGTCCTGCACATAGATCAGCCGCCGCACGCCCTCGGGCGGCACGAACGCTTCGGCATCCTCCATGTCTGGGATGCCCGCGTATTTCCGGCCCTGCCCCAGCATGCGCTGGCCGGCCATGTTGCCAAGGTCGACCCCGGCCCAGTAGCCGGCCCCGGGAATGGCATCGGCCACCAGCGCGGACAGGGTCGTCTCGATCCCCTCGGCCATGACCAGGACGGCGGGCACGGTGCGCGGATGCGTCAGCCGGATCGCCCCGCCCTTCTTGGCGCCCTGCACCTTCTTCGCGGGCAGGGCCTCACCGGTTTCGGGATGGGCAAGCGCGACCTTGCCCTTCGGGTGGTCGAGGTCGATCCAGGTGCGGTGCACGGCGGTGCCCTTGCCATCCGGCCCCTGCACCACTGCCAGCATCGCCGGGCCGGTATGGATCACCCGCCAGTCGCCCCCGATCTGCACCGTGTAGCGGCAGGCCGGATGGTAACGCAGGCAGTCTGGCAGTCGCGGCAGCAGGTCGGGGCCGAATCCGCGCCGCGCAAGGTAGGCGCGCACCGGCGTGCCCTCGGGCGGCAGGCCCTCGTTCCAGATCGCGCGGGCGCTGGCCACGGCTTCGCGCCGGTATTTCTCGGCCGCGCGCGCCTGGCGCGCAGCGTTCTCGGCCGACTTGCGCGCACGCTCGGCACGCTCGGCCTCCGACAGGCCGGCGGCCGGCCCGCACAGCCAGTCCAGCGCCGCCCTGAAATCGACATGGCGCACGAACTGCACCAGCGCCACCTGGTCGCCCTTCGCGCCGCAGATGCGGCACTGGAACAGGCCCTTGCGCAGGCTGACGCCGAAACGGTCGGTGCCGCCGCACTCCGGGCAGGGCCCGACCAGCTCGGCCCCGGTCCGCACCAGGCCGGCGATCTCGAGCCGGGTGACAACCTCCTGCATCGGCATGCTCTTGGCCTCGGACAGTCGCGGATCGTCGGTCATGCCGCCCCCCGCATCGCATCGACGGCCTGGCCGCAGCGCCAGCGGTGGAATCCCGCCAGCGCCTCGCGCAGATCCCAGTCGGCCGAAATCCGCCCTGCGGGCCGCTCGCCGCGCGCATGCTGCCAAGCACGCCAGGCCGACAGCACCGCATCCATCTGCGGATGCCCCGGCGCCACCCGCGCAGCAGCTTCCTCGGCAACCTCGATCATCAGCTGGTGGTCGTCGCCCCGATGGAACACCGGCAGCGCCCGCGCCGACAGGGCCGCGATGAACGCGTGATCGGCAGGGGTCAGAGGACGCGCCACAGGATGCCCCCGTACGTCAGGACGATCATGGCGGTGGCGATCCACCCCAGGCGCCGCGCCCGCCGCAGATGCTCGGCCGCCGCAGCCTTCAGCGCGCGCGCCTCGGCAAGGCCGGCCTCGATGGCGGGACTTCCATGCTCCAATATCTTTGCAGCCTCGGCCATCGCCTCGGCCACCACGCTGGCGCGCAGGGCATCCGGCACGACCCTTGCCTTCTCCAGGTCGGCAACTTCGGCCAGCAGCTGGCAGATCATCGACTGGTCAAGCGTGACCGTTCCGCCCATTGCCGCGCAGGCGCGCAGGCGCTCGGACGGGCGCAGGGGGCGGGGCGTAACGTCGCTCATGCCGTCACCTCGCCGCCGAACCGCTTCAGCTGGGCGACAAGGATCGCACGGTAAAGCCTCGCGCGGGGCTGGCCGCGATATTCATCCCGCGCCCGCATCCTCTCGGCCGCATAAAGCGTCTCGACCGGATCATGCACGGCGACATACCGGGCCAGATCCACGGGGCCGGCCGCGTCGCCCAGGTCGACCAGCGCGCCGACGAGGCCGGCCAGAACGGGAAAATCGAAATGGTCCGATGCCGCGGCCGGCAGTGTCGCCAGCGAGGCCAACACCCGCGTGATCAAATCCCCGCGGCCCTGGTCGACATGGCTGCGGATGAAACTCACGCACCATACCTGGCGCGCCTTGCGCGTCTTCGCCGATGGCTGAAAATCCATCAGCTCGCACCCGGCGGCCTCGACGGCCGCGATGCAGGCCATTGCCCAGGGCGCCGCAGCGGCTCGCGCTGCACGAAACACCTGCAGCGGGGTGACGGCAGTTCGCACGCTGTTGATGGCCGCAAACGCGCCCGCCTGGTCCGGCCCGGCCAGCACGACGATCTGCGCCGGCACCTCGTCGAACCCGGCCAACAGGGCGGCATGGGCGCGATGCTGGCCATCGACCACGGCATAGGCACCACCGACGATGGGCGCCACGATGACCGGCGAGAATTTCGACCAGGCGAACTCCCGCGCGATGCGCCGGATCACGCGCCAGTTCTCGTTTTTCAGATGTCGCTGGTATGCCTCGTCGATCCTGAGATCGGAGATCCTGACCCAGCGCAGTTCCGGCACCGCGCCGGCGTCCACGCTGCCGGCCGGCAGGATGTCCCCGCCCGGGATCTCTATCGACCGAAGCTCGCTCATGCCGTCCTCCGCTGATCCTGCTTGTCCGCGCCGGGCGCCCACCAAAGCGGCGCCATCCCGCCGTCGCGGTTCTCGGGCGCGGTGGCGATGTCGTCATGGGCGTCCGCCGCCCGGTCTATCCGGGCCAGTTGGCCGATCACGGCGACGCGCGACACCGACATCCCGAATGACTGCGCCAGTTCGGCCGCGATGGCCGCATTGCTCAGCCCGCGGCAATCGCGCAGGTGCAGCGCGGTCAGCAGCACCCGGTCGGGCCAGCCGACGATCCGCGCCCCGCTCACAGCGCACCTGCCGCGTAGACATGCACCGGCAGGTTCCGCGCCAGCGCCTCGGACACCTCGTGGCGGATGCCGTCCGACAGATGCCAGCCGGGCACGTCGGGCACCACGACCGCGCGCGCCGCCGCCAGGATCGGCGCGCACCAGCGCGCCCAGAACGCGGCATCCAGCGGATCGAGCGCGTGGCTTGCATGACACATGCCGGCGGCCAGTGCGATCGGCGACACGGCGGTGACGCCCAGGGCCGCCAGCCGCGCGGCATGGCGCTCGGCACGCACCTGCATTTCGACCGACAGGGCAAAGTGCCAGGCGCCGTCGCGCAACACCATCCGGGTGTAGGGGGTGGCCAGGTAGACCAGTCCCGAGGCCATCAGTGCAACCCGCTCGGGCGTCTCGCCCCAGCGGATGCGCGGGTCGCGGGCGCGGCTCAGTGTGGGCCAGTCGATCATGCAGCCCTCTCCATGCCGCGAACCATCGCGCGCAGTCGCGCCTCGACCGCGCCGCCGTCGAAGCCGGCCAGCGCGCAGACGTGGTGAAAATCCCGCGACCCGATCCAGGCGCGCGCGGCATGCGATTCCAGCGGAACATGCTGGCGCGCGCCGCCATGAAGGCCTCGGCCCAGGCCGCGCAGATCGTCCACGGCCAGCCTGAGCACCTCGCACCACAGCGCGCGGCAGGCGACGGCATCGAGGCCGTGGCCCGACCTGTGCGCAGGAATGACAACCGCGTCCTGCGTCTCGGTCATCGGCGGGCGCAGCGAACACCGATTGCACGCGCAAAAGGGCCGCCGGTGCATGTGGGACCGGCACACACCGGACGTTCCCCGATGGTAAAGCGGCTGCGCGCAGCCCGGATAGGCGCAGGTCGCGGTCATGACGCACCCCCGCCGACCATGACGCGGCGCGCGGGCGGGTTTGCCCTGTCCCGCGCGCCGCTCTCCGCCCCGCATGCCTGCCAGAACCGGGGCGAATCGAAGAAGAAGGCTGCGGCCGGCGTGGGAACCCGCCGCAGCAGTCGCCCGCGCGGCGAGACAGCAGCCGACGCGGGAAGACGGTCAAACGGATTTGACCGACCGGGAAAGGGTAACCCTGCCGCGTGGTCGCGGCTCTCGGCCGGGCGGGCCGCAGGTTCCGGCAAGGCCCTCCACGACAGCCCGCCGGAAACGGGGGAAGCCTTGCCGGCGTGTTTCGGCGGAAGGACACCACGGTCAGGCACTGCCGCCCCACCGCTCCCACCCCCGTCCGGCATTTCTGCTGCGGGGGCTTTACGCTGCCCCCGCAGCGCTTCACCATCGTCGACGCCAATCGGACGGATGGAGAAAGCAATGTCCAAGCCAGGCCGCACCGCATTCACGGCCGCAGAAGTCGCCGGCCGCAAGGAACTGATCCTCGAATGCAAGCCCGCCGCGATGACGCCCGCAGAGGCCGCCGCAGCCCACGACGTGCTGTCCTTCGCGATCACGGCGACGGCAAGGGGGGCGCATGTCCGGGTGGTCACGACCGCCCGCCAGCAGGTCGATCTGTACCTGCACCCCGCAGTCGCATTCGTGCTGCGCGAAGCCCTTGCCGGGGCCGGCATCCGGGCGGGGTGGCTGGCCGAGGACGGAACCATCACTTACCCGCCCCTTCCCGGCGAACCGCCCCTGCGCCATTGACGTTCAGGTCGATTTCGACAAACGGCATGCCGGGCCCCAGCCCGCGATCATTGTCCGGAAGCCGCACCTGGGCGGACGCCCTGGCGGGGTCGGCAAAGACCGCCGGCCGCATCTCGATCGCGGCCTCCCGCTGCAGCGTCACCAGCCGATAGCCGCCGCGGCGGCCCAGGACGGACACGATCTGCCACCCGAACCGGTGCAGCGATGCCCCCTGCCGCCCCACCGCGCTGCGCACACCGTGCGCCGCCCAAAGCGGACCGCCATCCGGGTCGTCCGCGTGGATCTCGGCCGCCAGCTCCTCGGCCGTCATCTTGTCGCCGCAGGCCAGCGCCCCGACAATCGCCGCCAGCGTCAGCGGCAGGTGCGGCATCATCGCCGCGACCGGCACCGACCCCGGCAGGGCAGCGCCGCAGCAGGGGCAGGCGGCCGTCATTCCTGCACCCCCATCGCGGCCAGGAACACGGGCCCGAACTCGATGGCGGCCTGCGCGACCTTGTCGCCCGACGGCCGCACCACCCCGTCCCACCAGTTGCAGGCGGTCTGGAAGGTGACCTCGAAATAGGCCGCGGCCTGTTCGCGCGAGCGGAACTGCGACCTGAGGAACCCCGACCACAGATCGGGGAAGTCGGCGCGGAACTGGTGCATCTCGGCCGCCGACCGCCGCCCGTGCGCCCGCCGCATCGCCGCGCGCGACCGGCCCCGCCCCTCAAACGGGCTGGCAATGGACCTTTGAGCGGGCAGCGCCGCAGGCTTCGGGGCAATGGCTCTTGTCGTCGAGGACGTCATGGCAGGATCTCCGTCTGGCAGGACACGAAGGGCGCCGCCGCTATTCGGCGGCAGCGGGTGGGGAAAGCGGTTCAGGTGGGTGGGCGGGTGCAGCGCGGGCGCGCAGTGCGGCCATGTGGGCGTAGATGCGATCGGCATTCAGCACGGTCGGGCTGGCCTCGCCGGCCTTCCAGCGCTGCCAGCGCCCCCATTCAGCGTTGATCGCATCGCGCAACAGCTTCTGCGGCGTGATGCCGATTTCGGCGGCACAGGTCTCGATATCACGGATGAGCTTTTCCATGGCTAATGGAATAGAGTATAAATACCCCATCAGGCAAGAGCATTTTTACTCGATTTCCGGAGCGAACGGACGGGGTATCTTTCCCCATATGCAGGACACGTTCAAAGCCGCGCTGGATTATGCAATCGCCACAACGGGGCGGTCGCTACGCAGCGTCGCGCTGGAAGCTGGCGTGTCCTATGAGAAACTCAAGAATCTCCGGCAAGGCAAAGCCCAGACCACCGGCGTAGACGACGCGCGAAAGGTCGCGGGCGCATTCGGTGTCACCCTCGACGACTTTTTCGAGGGGCGCCTGTCCGACGCCGCGAATTCGGTCGCCGTGGTCGGCCAGGTCGGCGCCGGGGCCGAGGTCGACCTCTTCGATGCCTATGAAAAGGGTGACGGCCACTACCGCGTCCAGTGCCCGCCGCAGATCAGCCCCCGGGGCGTGGTCGCCGTCGAGGTGGCGGGCGACAGCATGGTGCCGGTCTACGCCCCGGGTTCGATCCTGTTCTACACCCGTGCCGCGATGGGCGTGCCGACCGAGGCCCTGGGCCGCATCTGCGTCTGCGAGGATGCGGACGGCCATGCCTGGGTCAAGCAGCTGCGCACCGGCCGCGAAGAGGGCACATTCACCCTTGTGTCGATGAACCCGGATCACGATCATCGCCACGGCGTCCGCCTGAAATGGGCAGCCCCTGTCCGCTTCAGCCTGCCGCCGGAATTTGTCCGGAAGATTGGATGACCTGAAAGAGGCCCGCTTTGAGAAAACGCATTTTCAGCATTGCCGTCTGCCTTTGCCTCCCCTTTGCCGCCGCCGCCCAGGCGTCTTACGAGGCTATCCATCGGGACGCCGCCCAGAAATGGGCAGAGTTCCTTGGAATGGCCGATTCCTGTTCCGGCCGCGCCCGTGGGGCCGAGATCAGAGTCGAGGCCGAAAAGGCCGCCGCCATCCTGCGTCCGGGGTTGATGGCTTGGGTCAGCGGTGCGCGATCGACAGAAGCCGACCTCCTCACGGCAAACTGGAACGCCCATTATGCCGTCGCGCGGCTCAAGCCGAACTGCCTCGGCGCGGACATGCTTGAACAGCGATGGCGTGATCTCATGCATCGCGCGCTCGAAGGCATCGGCGGCTGATGGCCGCAGCATAGTCACAACCCTGACAAGCAGGAGACCTGGGATGTTCATTTTCATCTGGCTTGCCTTCGGCATCGTCACCGCGCTGGCCGCTCAGGCGCGCGGCCGCAGCTTCATCGGCTGGCTGGTAATTGGCTGTCTGACCGGCATCTTCGGCCTGATCGCCGTGCTGGTGATGGAAAACCTCAACAACCGCCCAGGCGGGCAGGCGTGATCGGCGCGACCGTTCTACCACGCTCACGATCGCGCGCCTCATTGTTGACGTCTTAAGGGTTGTCTTTTATGTCAACGATGGAAGAATGCATCACAGCCGGTCTCCTTGTGCGTGTCAAAGGGAATCTCCGGCCGCACCAGCAACCCTGCAGAGTCTTGCTCGCAACCCCGCGCGCGATTGAGTGGATGAAAATGAACCTGCCGTCATTGGCAACCGATGGCTTCGTCGACGGGGCCATTCCGCCGCTTCTGCAGGCGGCCGGGCTGTTCAACCGCTTCGTTGCCGGCGAGCCGTTCGAAAGGCCATTGCCGCGCGAAATGCGGCCGGTCGGCGGTGGAATATGGGAACTAAGGACGGATGATCTTCGTTTTTTCGGCTGGTTTCCCCGGCCGAAGATCTTCGTGATCACCGCAGCCCACCCCAAGAAGGTCTGCAAGGACAAGCATCTCTATCCCGCTCTCAAAGCCCAGGCGGCGCACGACAGGGCGAACATCGGGCTCTGGAATGGGAACTTCATGACGGGGAATATTGATGACCTCATTTGACTTCGACATCCCGGAGAAGGATCTGGCGGCGGCGCTCTTCATGACAAAGCTGAACCATCAACTCATGAATGACATGGCGCGCCAGCAGCGGTCACAGCGACTGACCAAGTCTGAAGTAGCCCGCCTTCTCGGCATCGACAAGGCGGCGGTCAGCCGGATGTTGCGCGGAAACAGCAACCTGACCGAACGAACGATTGGCGAACTGCTGTGGGCGATGAATGTTGAGTGGGACATCGTCTCACGCGACCTGGCACCTGTCGGATCGAACCACAAATCCGGTCCAGCGGCGCAGGTCACAGCCCCGGCCACTGCAGCCGCCGGCCATGTCGTTGTTGCGCGCGACGTCCAAGCGCACGGCAGCCCCCTGCCGGCGCCGACACCGGGCATAACAATACTTCACGTCGGGATGGCGACGGAATGACAGTCAGGGCCGACTTCGTCTTCGCCGATGACATCCGCAGTGAAAACAACGGCAAGCTGATCCTGATCGGCGTTTATGCCGACGGGCTGGTGCCAGGGGCACTGCCAGCAACGTTCAATATGTCAGTCTGGGCGCGCCTGCGCGGCCTGCCGGCCGGCGACTACAGCATTACTGCCACGGCAAAGTTCGACAATGCCACGCTTCTGTCCTTCGACCTGGCCGCGACGGTCGATAAGCCCGACCGGGTGGTCCAGGTCATTCTCACGGGCATGCCGGTCAAGGTTCAAGCGCCAGGCATGCTGAGCCTGACCCTGTCGACGGAGGCCATGGGAGAGATCGCTACCGGATTTCTGCCGATCGAGGACCCAAAGCCAATCCCCGGCGCCCCGCAGGTGGTTCAGAGTACGCCCGCCTGACCAATCCAGCCTCAGTGACAGCCCCGCATCGCGCGGGGCTTTTCGTTTTCAGCGGTCCTTCATCCCACGCGGCGAGGATGTCTGTAAATACCTAATAGGGTAAATCTACCCGATAACCGTTGACAGAGTAGATTTACCCCATCATATTCCCCCCATCGAACCCCGATGGAGGCGATCATGTCCACCCTCACCTCAGCCGCCCGTGCCGATGCGCTGGCGCTGGTCACCGACCCCGAGCTTGCCTGGGCGCGGGGATTTCACTGCCGCCGCGCGGCCTGGGCGATCCTGCTGACGGCACGGGGGCAGCGCATGGCGCAGCGCCGCCTGCACCTGTCGCTGCCCGCCCCTCTTGGCGGGGGGGACGCGGCATGATGACGGCGATCGACTACGACCTGGTGCGCCGCACCCCGGATGACGGCTGGCCCGAGGACATGCAGGCCGAGGCGCAGGCCCATTACCTCGACCGTCTGCGCGCCGCGGCCGCCCCGGCAACCGATGCCCGCCGCCGCCTGCCCGAGATCGTGCCGCAGGACGAATACGCCGCCGATCCGCGCCGGCAGGGGCTCATGGCGCGGCTGGCCCGCGCCGTAAACCTCGACCGCCTGATGTTTCTGGCCGGCATCGCGTTCCTGTGCTTCACGCTCGGCGCGCAGGGCAGCGCCTGGACCCGGGCCTTCGCCAAGGCCCGCGCCGACATCGCGATGGCCCAGACGCTGCGGGGCGAACGGTGATGACCGGTCCTGACCTGCACCGGCTGGCGAACATGCCCGGCGCCGGGACGATGGCCCGCGCCGCCCCCTTCGCGGCCTGCTACTACGACCGGCCCGACGCCCGCGTGTTCAGCCTGCGCTCGCGCGGCGAGGATGGCCTGGACGTGGCCGAGATCGCCGCCAGCTACGGCGGTGGCGGCCATCGCAACGCGGCGGGCTTCCAGATGCCGCTGGGGTGGGAGGGCGAACAATGACCCTGATCGACACCAGCACCATCACCTACACCGTCGACGTCGGCGAGGATCGGTTGCGCCGCCAGCTGACGGACGAGGCGCTGCGCATGCACGGACTCTGGTCCGCAGACGGCAAGACGCCGACGGGCGTCACCTGCAGGATCCAGCGCAATCGCGGCCGGGCCGGCGGCTACCGCATCACGATCTCGCGCGACATGCGGCTGGCCGATCAGCCGCTGCTGGAGGGGCCGGCCAATGCCTGACACCACCACCCTCCGTTTCGCCGCCCCCGCCTACCCAGGCGCCCGGCAGTGCCTGATGTGCGGCACCGTCACCTTCGGCGCCGTCTTCCCGCCGGCCGTCGCGGGCAACGACTGGACGTGGCGGCAGTGGATCAGCGACAGCCTCGGCACTCCGAACGGCCGCGCCAAGTCGGAA